AGCCATAATATTCTTGCCAGTCGCTGTTTATTTTGCTTCTGATCTTCTTTTTCTTCTTTGTGCCGTTCTTCAACTTTACAGTCTTGTAGGTCGTTTTACTAAATTTTGCTAACTTTTTGCCTATGTAGAGTCTGCCAGAAGTATTGCATGAGATAAGATAAACGAATCCCACACAATCTTCAGGCAGTTCTGTAACTATAGAACCTTTATGGTACCAAGTCATTGATTACTTTGCTGTCTTAGCTTCCTTGCGAGCATTCTTTTCTTCTGTGATCTCATTGCGTCTTGCTTTTACTAGCTTACTTAACTCTGCTAGAGCTTTGCGGCTGCGAGTTCCGGCTGCACTGTTGCCACCTGTGAATTTTGAATCTTCTGCTAAGAATGCTTCAAATTGATTTTTTAGTTGTTCTACTGTGTTTGACATTTTTCTTTTCCTCTTTTTTAAGTTTTCGTTCTAGCTTTATGTTTGCTAAGTTTTCTTTACATACTAATTGACTTTGTTTTTTCAATTGCTTGGCCAGCAATTCAACGTCTCGAAGATGTTTCCTACATATATACCCAGGAGTCCTGCCTGTAGTCCTTACAAAAATCAAATTTTGATTATGTAGTTCTGCAAAGGCACTGACTAACTGTGAATATAAATCCTTATACTTGTTTATCTCTTCATTCAACATAGTCTACATCGTTTGAGTAACTGGTAAAACCGTTCTCTTTAATAACTCGGAGTACGTTGTTTACCCTACCTACAAGTTCATCTTTGTGCGATATTAAGTATATATTCTTATTGCGCTCCCTGGCCATCTTTTTCAGGACAGCTAGGGCACTTTCTACTCCGGCTGCATCCATTCCAGCGTCTACAAGTTCGTCAATAAACAATAAATTAATACTCTGATACAATCCTTCCCATACATCACGGAAGGCAAAGCTCATACTTAGGATTAATCTGTTACGTTCTCCGCGACTCAGATTATCAAAATCGAGATCTTGTCCTAGTTGAGTAATCTCAACATTGAGGTCATTTTGAAAAACTACTCTATGCGGAAGTCCTAGCTTATCGATATAGTAGCTCAAGCGCTTGTTTAAATAACTCAAGTTTTGATCTATGATTTTCTTACGAATAAACGAGTCTTTGTTAGTCAACAACTTATGCAAGAACTCCTGGTGGTCTTTTAACTTAGTCAATGTATTAACTTCATTCCAGTTAATTTCTTGAATAGCAGTATGATTTAATTCTTCGATCTGCTCTTCGTAGGGATTTTGTTCATCAATTTTAGCAGTTAGACTCTTTTCTAAACCATCTAAGTTGTTTTTATGACCCAATGCTTCTGCTTCTGTATCATAAAATGTTTGAGGTTTGTGTGGTAACTCACCAATAGCGGCAACTTCTTTTATAATTTTACTAAGACTGGTACTAACTTTTTCAAAGTACTCAGCCGCTTCCAACAAATGCTTGTTAGCAGTAGCAGACATTTCTTCGTGTTTGTGATCGTGTAGCTCTTGTTCGCAGGCATAACACTTTTTATCAGCTAGACTTTCGAGGTCTTTGCTGTACTTCTTAACAGTCTTTTCGGCTTGACCTAACGCTGACTCTAGAGTAGCTTTTTGTTTGTTAAGATTTTTAATTTTAAGATCGTTCTCAGCCCAAGTCTTTACCTGTAAATGTGCCGCAAGTTCAAACTCAATGTCAACATTCTCGAGCCGCATCATAGCACGACCCAAGTTTTCAATGTCTGTTTCTTTTTTACTTGCCCATGCTGCACTTTTAATTTTTAAACTGTCAATACTTTTTTGTACATTACCGTTAGCAGTCTTAATTGCTTCAATTCTAACAGTTTCAATTTGAATAAAATCTTTGCTTTCTTTGATCTGCAATTTTAAGGCTTCTGCTTTTTCACTTAATAGTGTAATACCCAACAGTTGTTCAATGACTTCACGCTGTTCTGCTGCCTTCATAGACAGAAACGGTTCTGTATAAGTGTTAAGAGCTACTAAATGTTTGAACATTGTATGAGTCATCTCCAACATCTGTTCAATGACTTTTTGTGTCTCTCTACTATCGCCCTGAGCTTCGTCTTCTTTTTCTTCTGCTTTTAATTCTTGATCATTAACATACAATTTAAGAACATTAGGTTTGCGGCCTCGCTCGATGCGATAATTAACGCCGTTCTTTTCAAACTCAACTGTAACCAGCATTGCTTTGCCGTTAGTTTTGTTGATTAGATTCTCTTTTTTGATGTTAGTAAGTGCTTGTCCGTACAGCGCATACGACAATGCATTGATCATTGTAGTCTTACCTGTACCATTGCGTGACCCTGTATCATCTCCGCCTAGGTCTAGGTTAGATCCAAGCACCAGCGTGAGGTGCTCTTTGTCAAAGTCTACAGCTTGAGTTTGATTTCCTACTGACAGGAAATTTTTTACGGTTATATTGCGGAGTTTAAACATTATAGATTGTTATAGATATCAAGTAAAATCTTCTTATCAAACTGTTCAGATTCGATATTAATTAATTGTTCGGATACAATTTGATCAACACTCTCAAATTGTTGATCTGGGTTGTCGTCAATTGTACCATCTAAGTTGGTTTTATCTTGTATAAGACTAATTTCTCGAATGTCGTGCTCTTTAGTAAACGTTTCTTTAATGAAGTTTGCTTCTTCATAGCTAATATCGATGTCGAGATTAACTTTAAAGTGCATCTTAGACTTCATGATCTCGTCTTTGCGGTCTAATAGTTCGCTTAGTTTAATGTGCCTAAACTTAGGACAGTCTTCCCAGTTACGATATTCTGGTACTCCGCCCCATTCAAGGATCATCATACCTCGTTCGTCATCCCACGTATCTGCAAAGTTATGTGGAAACGCATTACCTATGTAATGTACATTGCCTTGGCTTTGTCTTTTATGGAAGTGACCACTAAAAACATATTCAGGTTTGCCGAAGTCTTCTGCTCTGAGCTCACCATGATCAGGCATTTGCACCATAGCATTCATATAGAACAATGGCAGTTCAAAGTGACCAAATACATATTTGCTGGTCAGCTGTTTCATAGCCTTCCACTCGTCGCCGACTAACCACGGTACAAGGGTAACATCGCTTAGAGTAGTGACAGAGTCTACGACAGTCACGCCGGGTATATGGCGTCCGAACATACTACTATGGATGTCTCGCTTGTCCTTGTAGAACAAATCGTGGTTACCTGGGAACCAGTAGAACTGTTCAAAAGCAGCACCTAGCTTTTCTAAACAGCGCAAACTAGTATCCAATGTAATTAAATTGAGACTATTACGGTTATGGCTCCAGTCCCCTAAGAAGATTGCTGTTTCGCAACCTTCTTTTTGGGCTTCTGCAATAAACCAGTCTACAAATTCTTCGCAATCTTTAAGATGTGTTCCTGAATTTGACTTCAGTCCAAAGTGTATGTCTGTAAAACACGCTACCTTTTTAAATAAGGGCATTAATAATTCTCCTAGCTACGAGTTTAACAGACGTTTTGGAAAAAGTCAAGTTTCTGTTTCTTCGTTTTCTTCAACAAAATCGCCATCCTCACTTTTAGGCATACGGAAGTTTTTATACAACTCAGCTTGGCGAGCGGTTTCTACTGCGTATCCTTGTTGATTTTGTCTTGTAAGGCTAGGAGTTAATCCATGTGATTCTAGCATGTCATCACGTATGTTTTGATTTTTCTTTTCTATATTAAGAACCCGGGTAAAGCTGTTAGTTACTGCGGCTGTATAATAAGCAAATGGGTTTTCTGATTTACTTTCATCAAACTGTAATCCAATTTGACTTAGCTGTAGAATAGCCTGTCCCCGCATTTCTTCAACATAGGTATAACCACGCCAGTTACTACGCTGTGCATAGCGTTCGGACAATTTAATATACATCTTGCCCAAGTTTTCAGTGATACGTCCGTGATCTTTGCTGAACTTGCCAGTGTCTAACGGACCTTTCCAATGCGATTTTCCAACGCAGATTAATTCATCTTGATCATTAAACTTCCAATGCTGATACGGGGGGAAGTTTACTTTCTCATGAGCATCAGCAGTTGTTTTAGTTGTCTTTTTGCGACCCGGTGCAAGTGGGATATGATCAAATGTCATAATTCTAAATACAACATCTGGTTTAGCAATAGTTTTGTAGTCAGCTGTACATTCAATTAGTTTAACTTTCTTGTCGCCGCTGGCTCTAGCGGCTGCAAATTTAGCCAACCCTAATCTTTTAGCTTTAGCACGTTTAGCATCAGCAACAGTCCTAATGTTAATTTTATCCAAATTAGTTAGAATTATGTCATGTTGCATAAACTCGGGTTGTTCATAACTTGAGAACGAACTCTTGCTACGATGAATTTCTGCTAATAAATCTCTGTTGTTTAGGTATTTTACTTTTCTTCCTGTGGGAATTAAACTTACGGTCATTGTTATTATTATCCTTGTAAGACATTATAGCATTGTAGAAATGGTAATGTCAACCATTATAAGAGCGTTTTATTTATTGGTTAAATACACTATACGAGGAATTATAGAATGC